ATGCTTCCATCGGAAACGATGATCTGGCAGCCTGAGTTCACAGATAAAACACTCTCCAGGAAACCCGGGGCGGTTCATTACGCCTTGCTCCATCTTCCGCCATATCGGCATGAATAAGGTCTGCGAGTGTGCTCACATTCACCTCTCCAGTTACATTGGTTTTGTAATGTTGCTAGTCATCTTGCGAATAAAAAGATGCGTAAGTAGCCTTGCTTCCCACATGTAAATCTCTTCAAGGCGAGATAAATCTACGAACACCGGACCTTTGTAATCTGGTCTTGATGCCCTTATGTATGAGCTAATAGTTTGTGCATCTTGCTCGTCCAGATTCATGACTTCCCTCTCCCCCAAATAAAAAGGCCTGCGATTACCAGCAGGCCTGTTATTAGCTCAGTAATGTAGATGGTCATTGCCTTACCTCCATAAGCGCCCTATTAATAAACGCCGTCATTGGATTTGCACATCCCCACCCCGTACCATCTGGATTTCTTTTAATTGGCTCCTTCTTCACTTTGCGTTTTGCATAAATAACCGTCTTCCACTTACGCTCAACAACACTCAAATGCCCTTGTTTCACCATATGCCTTGCTGCTTGAGCGATTCTGTTATTTGGTATTCCTGTGATCAGTGCTAATTCATGTGGGGAGAATTGTTCATGAGTTTTCAGATATTCCAGGATGATTTCTTTTCCAGTCACGATCTGCTCCTGTAACTATCCCATGTAAACGCAAGAGTGCACCCGCCGCCATCATTCATTCTGTCAATAACACGCTCACCAATGAATGCCGAAAGTTCATCTTTGCTCTGATTACTAATCAGGATTGTTGGCTTCATGTATTCATATCTGGTGTTGATAATTTCGAACATGATTAGCTTTTCAGCATCACTGCCGAACTGCACGCCAACCTCATCGATTATTAACAAGTCAGGATGCGTAAATTGCCTAATGACTTCTTCTTCAGTTCTGGTTGCGGCCTTAGACCATGTTGATTTGTACTCTCTGGCAATTTTCAACGCAGTGGTAAATATCACAGAGCTTTGATGCTCGATAATGGCGTGCCTAGCGATAGCCAGTGCAAGATGGTTCTTTCCAGTTCCAGGCTTACCACACATGACCAGTCCGCCACCTTTTTGAAGGCGTTCAGGCCACTTACAGGCATATGCCTGGCATACCTTAAGAACTCGCTTTGCATCATCGTTAACAGGCTCATAATTCTGAAGAGTGCAATTTTTGAACCTCTCTGGAATATTGAGAGAATTCAACAAGTATTCAATTTTTGATTGTCTTGCTCTTTGTTCTGCCTGCTCACGTTCAATCTCTTTCTTACGAATTTTCTCCTCAAGGCACTGTGGGCACTCAGATTTACTTGAAGTAATTCTTTTTCCTGAGATGGTCAGATATTTCTCATAGGAAGTATATTTACCGTGTTTCTCGCACTCTTCCACTGTGCTGGTAACTGACATTCCATCTGATGCTGATCCAATTTTGCTAAACTCAAGTTTCTGTTTCAGATCAGAAATGTCATTGATTTTTGAGTCTACAAGTTGCCTTTGCAGTGCCAGATTGTAACCATTTGTCGTATTCATATTCACTCCTGCGCCCATGAAGGCATTTCAGTTTGTCCGTAATCTTTGGCGGCAAAGTTTTCCTGCATAGCTCGATGCTGCGGCCTCGGTTGAGGTTTCCCCTTTGGAGTCTTGGGCTCAAAAATCCCCTGCCAACCACTGGCGATGCTCTGGTTTATAATTTCTTCAGGTGTATATCCCTTCTCCAGACTTCTGCTTAGAACGTTGATAGCCTGAGTGACACTTTGCTTAGACTTGATCGACTTACCTATCTCCTTGCGATAGGTAACCCACGACAACCATGTTTCTGCTGATAACCAATCAGGCAACTCTGTTTCTAGCGGGTCGAACTTCTGAGAAACTTTTTTGGGGGATATAGGGGGTTTATTAATATTTTCTTTTGTCTTTAAAGAATGTCTTTTGTGTGTCTCTAACTTCGAGACATTGAGTGTCTCTAATTTGGAGACATTTTTTGTCTCTAACTTCGAGACAAAGTTGCTAACTTGGAGACACTTGCTGAATTGCCACGCAGATACCTCCCTGTTTACACCGATTTTATTTCCATCCATAAACAGGCAATTCATTGAAATCAGTTCTTTTTTAGCCTTGTTAACATTCTGCCTTGACAGTCCTGTTAACTGAGCAATTTGCTCATCGGCTATTCGATCTGTTTTCTTATTGAAGCCATATGTTTTCCGGACGTAGGCCAGCATAACTTTCAACTGGCGAGCGGTTAAATCGGCACTTGCGATAGCTTCCAGCAGCTCGTTAGCGAATCTGGTGTAACCATCATCGATATCAGCCACTCTTAGCTCCTGTTCGGCAAAGTTACCTCTGCCGAAGTTGAGTATTTTTGCTGTATTTGTCATAATGACTCCTGTGGATTGATCCAGTAATGACCTCAGAACTCCATCTGGATTTGATCAGAACGCTCGGTTGCCGCCGGGCGTTTTTTATTGGTGAGTCCATCAAGCGCATACTTAAAAGCCCTGCTAATCGGACTGATATCTGATGCCATTCCGAAAGCACACAAGACCGAAGCAATAAATCTCCAGTCCGTTCTGCTTATCTTCGATTCATGACAGCCAATCATCTTTGCCAGACCGCGCTGGGTAAGCGTTGACAGGTTGATGAGTAAATCTGTTTCTGCGCGATCAACGTCGCGCTGTGATAGTTTGCTGTAACTTGTTTGTTCCATTTCTTACTATTTCCATAGGTAAATAATCACTAATACTCATCTTTCGATGAGTGATTAATTAGTTACCGCGTTGTCGGCGGTGCAGATTGATAAAGAGCGGTGTTACTTATGCAGTTGTTTTTTTGTTGCTTGGGAAGGGCTTTATTTCTTCCGCATAAACGCTTCCATCAGCGTTTATAGTTAAAAAAATCTTTCGGCCTGCATGAATGGCCTTGTTGATCGCGCTTTGATATACGCCGAGATCTTTAGCTGTCTTGGTTTGACCAAAGCGCATTGCATAATCTTTCAGGGTTATGCGTTGTTCCATACAACCTCCTTAGTACATGCAATCATTATCACCGCCAGAGGTAAAATAGTCAACACGCACGGTGTTAGATATTTATCCCTTGCGGTGATAGATTTAACGTATGAGCGCAAAAAAGAAACCGTTAACACAAGAGCAGCTTGAGGACGCACGTCGTCTTAAAGCTATTTATGAAAAAAAGAAAAATGAACTTGGCTTATCTCAGGAATCTGTCGCAGACAAGATGGGGATGGGACAGTCAGGTGTTGGAGCTTTATTTAATGGCGTCAATGCATTAAATGCTTATAACGCTGCATTGCTTGCAAAAATTCTCAACGTTAGCGTTGAAGAATTTAGCCCTTCAATCGCCAGAGAAATCTACGAGATGTATGAAGCGGTTAGTATGCAGCCATCACTCAGAAGTGAGTATGAGTACCCTGTTTTTTCTCATGTTCAGGCCGGGATGTTCTCGCCTGAGCTTAGAACCTTTACCAAAGGTGATGCGGAGAGATGGGTAAGCACAACCCAAAAAGCCAGTGATTCTGCATTCTGGCTTGAGGTTGAAGGAAACTCAATGACAGCTCCGGCAGGATCGAAACCAAGCTTTCCTGATGGAATGTTAATCTTGGTTGACCCTGAGCAACCTGTTGATCCTGGTGATTTCTGTATCGCTAGACTTGGTGGTGATGAATTCACATTCAAAAAACTGATCAAAGATAGTGGGCAAGTGTTTTTGCAACCACTTAACCCGCAGTTTCCAATCATCCCATGCAATGAGAACTGCAACATTGTAGGCAAGGTTATCGCCAGTCAATGGCCTGAAGAGACGTTTGGATAACACGTAAATGATTAAAGAACGTATTTCTTATATCATTCCGATTGCGATGGATGAAGGCAACCCCGTAACTCCAGTTCTTATCTATGAAATGGATAAAGACTCCCATGAAGTGGATCTGTCATTTGGCGCTTTTTTTATCGGCCTTAAGGCTACAAAAAAATATTCCATAGGCATTGAGGTTTTCAATGCTCAAGAAATACCGATACCAATTGACACAAAACTGTACTCCAACCATAAGTTTTTTACGGTAGCAGAAGCCAACGATGGAGAAACCATCGTATCAACTTCTATGAGAATTAACTTCCCAAGGGTGAAAATTATCAAGCCTGGGATATTCGAAGTTAGAGCATCACTGGTTAATCCTGAGAAAGGCGAAGTAATTGATGTAAAAAGTTCGTTTTTTGACGTGAAGATAACAGGATCAGTTCGCGATGAGTTTAGATAACAAGGTTGCTCAGCTTCGTCCAAATCAAAACATATCTCGCCCAATTGGACACTATTCCACTGATGATGCATACTCTCGGCATGGTGGAGGAAACGGCGGAGGTAACATGCTTGAGGCTAGAGTTGCAAAGCTAGAGTCTGATGTTGAATACATCAAGCGCGATCTCGCTGAGGTAAAGTCAGATATAAAATCTGTTGATTCTCGTCTGTCAGGTATTGAGACAAGCATTAGCTCAGCAAAAACCACCATTAAGGCATCTGCGGTCGTTGTCAGTTTCGTGTTCGCATTTTGCGCCTACATTTTTGGAAGTTATGTATCCAAAATCCTTGATGCCTTAAACGGACTCGTTCTTAAGTAACACACAACCCGGCCTCAGTGCCGGGTTTTCTTTGCCTCTCGATCCCCCCCTCCCAACAACACATAACCATTTGTATTTATTGGAAAACTAATAGATACAACTTGCTAAACAGTGCAATTCTGATCCCTCACCTACCTAACAATTCACCCCTGCAAAAAATAAATCCATATAAAAAACATACAGATAACCATCTGCGGTGATAAATTATCTCTAGCGGTGTTGACACAAATACCACTAGCGGTGATACTAAACACATCAGCAGGACGCTGGAAGCCAAACGGAACAGATTGGCATGCTCTTTAACTTCGATGGGGCGCTGACAAAGCGCAAACAGATACCAAACGAGATGGGTTTGGCGGTGATGTGAATTGCAGATGCAACGACAGCAACCAGAAGATCAGCACCTGGCGCATCACCACCAAAGCCATTTCACATGAGGAAAACATCATGACGGTAATCGTGTACGGAAAATCAACATTTGCAGGAAATGCCAAAACTCGCCGTCATGAGCGGCGCAGAAAGCTGGCTATCGAGCGTGATTCCATCTGCAACATCATCGATTCGATCTTCGGCACAGACAGTGAGGAAGATGTTCAGGAAGAACCGAGAAAGCGTTTAAGTCTTTCTGAAAAAGCAATATCACTCGGCATCATCAGTAAATCAAATACAGATGCGAATGGCGGAAGCGTTTGTTTGCCTGAAGTTGCACTGTATGCTGCTGGTTACAGGTCAATGAAATCAATTACGGCGAGATAGAAATGACTAGCAAACAAGTATCATATAAATGCTATTGCCCTTTATGTGGAAGAAAATTCAGCGCCAAGGCAGCATGGAAGCATATCAATGATTATCATCCAAAAGCATCAGAACGTGAGTTGATGATGATAAGAGATGTAAAACGAGAAAAAATTTCTTTCGCAACAAAGCCACTAAACGCCAACAAAAACGCAATATTGTATCAAATGCATCGTTCAAGTGGTCCAGATTATTCTGGAGGGCTTCCATCTCTTGGAAAGAAAAAATAACCACGCTCATGCTGGTTTTTAATGACATAAATAACCGTATTTACTACCGCAAGCCACGCAGTGAAATGGGTGTGACTTGTGTTGGTCGCCAGAAAATGAAATTAGGCAGCAAACCACTTATTTGAGGTGAGATATGGAAGAACAAGCAAACAAGATTCTCGTAGAACTACTGCAAAAAGCCAGTAATGGAATAGACGCGGCTGTTTCATTTAGCCAGGCACAGATTCCTGATGTCATCCATCAGCTTTTGATGTGGCACGCCGTATCATCAGCTGGAATTCAGGCTATCTGTGTATTGGTGATTATAGCGTGTGTTTATCTGATGATTTTTGCATGGAATAAAGGAGATGATGCAGATATTGTTATTTTATCACTACTTGTCACATCAGGAATAGCGATTACTTCTATTGTTGTTTTCTTCAATTATTTCGACTGGCTGAAAATTTGGCTTGCTCCAAAACTTTACCTTATCGAATATGCCGCATCATTGGTTAAGTAATTTCATGCCGCATAGTCGGCCTTTATTTTTGGCATAAACAATATGGGGTAAAAATGAAAGTTTTAATGGTTTATGAAAATGTTCCAGAGTCGACTGAAATCTATATTTTTGATGCCAATGAAGATGAAGTTAACGATTTGAAATTGTCTCACGGCAATTACACAAATGCTAATTGTGATGAAAGTATCGAAAAAGCACTATCACGTGTTCTTGTCAGAATTAGTGATCCAGAACATTGTGATGATGATTGGCTTTCTTATTGTGGAGCGGTAAAAACTGATGCAGGAAAATGGAGTAAAAGTAAAGTTGATAACTCAACTCCAATCATTATGAAAGATAGTGATATTGAAATGGTAATAATAACCGGAATGATTATGTAGGCTGCGAATAAGCACTGTGTATTCATTCAAACGAGTGAATACACGGAGCAATGTCGCTCGTAACTAAACAGGAGCCGACTTGTTCTGATTATTGGAAATCTTCTTTGCCCTCCAATGTGAGGGCAATTTTTTTGACGGAGGATATATGAAATTACGTGTCTGGCATATCCCGCAAGTACCTATGAAGCCGTTCATTGTAGAAGTGGCAAGTGTTGAAGAGGGTGTTCGCTTGATGGATGCACTGGCTGATTATGACGCCTTTCAGTATGACAACAACATCAAGCCTGACTACTGCAATGCTAACGGCCTTGAGATGTGGGATGAGAGCCTTACTGATGAAGATTTATCAGAGATGGAGCTTACGGATCGCTGGGTAGATTGGTACAGCGAATGCCAATGTTACGACGACCCACGTAAATATATCGAAAGCCTGAAAGAAGAAACCTCAGCAGCCTGAGCGCGGATTTGACGCATACAAATTAAGGAGGATATATGAGTGAAGTAACAGACTTAGTTGTTATTGAAAAAGCAAATGCAATGACTGTATTTCAGTCTGCAGACCAGATTGAAGAAATTCTCCAAAAGGTTGAACGTGAAGTTATGTCCTTTGTGCCTGATATCACAACGGCAAAGGGCAGAAAGGAGATCGCTTCTCTGGCGTATAAAGTTGCGCAGACGAAAACATATCTCGATGGTCTTGGCAAAGACCTTGTTGCTGAACTGAAGGAAATTCCAAAGCTAATTGATGCTAACCGCAAGACAGTGCGTGATCGCCTTGATGAGCTGAAAGCCAAGGCGCGCCAGCCTCTTACTGATTATGAGGAGGAGCAGGCACGGATTAAAGCCGAAGAAGAAGCTAAGGCAGCAGCCGAAGCTCTCGCAAAGCAAATTGAGTCTGACCATGAAATAGCGATTTTGATGGATCGCGAATTTGACCGCCAAAGAGAAGAGGCAAGACTCAAAGCGGAGCAGGAAAAGCGAGAGCATGAAGAACGCTTAAAAAGAGAAGCTGAAGAGAAAGCCAGAGCTGAAGCCGAAGCAAAGGCAAAAGCCGAAATTGAAGCAGCAGCAAGGCGAGAAGCAGAAGCTAAGGCAGCAGCGGAACGTGCAGAGCGTGAACGTATTGAAGCCGAGCAACGAGCACAGCGCGAAGCAAAAGAGGCAGCAGAACGAGCTGAAAGAGAAAAGCATGCGGCAATTGAAGCAGAACGTCGTAAAGCACAGGAGGAGGCTGAACGAATCCGGCGCGAGGCTGAAGCAAAAGAGCAAGCCAGAATAGCAGAAGAAAAAAGAATCAAGGACGAAGAAGAGCGTAGAGCAAAGGATAAAGCTCACCGGAAAGAAGTAAATAACAAAATACTGGCTGACCTTATCAAGGTTGGCGCATCAGAAGATGTTGCTAAAAATATCATAACAGCCATCGTAAAAGGCGAAGTATTCGCAACAAAAATAACCTACTAATAAAACCAACATAAGGAACCACCCATGATTTACGCAATCGCGGGAGGCGCTCGCATGGGTGCCTTCCAATTAAATGAATCTTTACTTGAACGAATCACCCGTAAATTACGTGACGGATGGAAACGCCTTATCGACATACTTAATCAGCCAGGAGTTCCCAAAAATGGATAAAACACTTATGGCTATCCAGACTAAATTCACTATCGCCACTTTTATTGGCGATGAAAAGATGTTTCGTGAGGCCGTCGAAGCCTACAGGAAATGGAGGTCAAAATGATTCCGGTAGAACTGGCGAAAACTCCAGAGTTAAGTCGATTAAAAAGAGAATATCACATTGCTGAGGCTCGTTACTGGCGTAAAGCGGGAGATAAATCAAAGAAACAACTTTGTTTATGGCAGGCACAAAGAGAGCGCATGAATGAGCGCGAGTTTCTTTCCCCCCCATCCAAATTACCATTCTGAGGCAAATTATGGGAACTGCGACATTAATACTCGGTGAGTCTGGCACCGGAAAATCAACCAGCATGAGAAATATCAATCCAGAGGAAGCAATACTTATAAAACCAATAGGCAAGCCGCTTCCATTTAAATCAAAAGACTGGCTGGCATGGGATGCCAGAGCAAAAAAAGGAACCGTAGTTACCACTGACAAATGGGACGTAATAGTTGCCGTAATTAAGCGTGCTCACGAATACGGGAAAAGAATCGTTATTGTTGATGACTTCCAGTATGTGATGAGCAATGAGTTTATGCGCCGCTCAGAAGAAAAATCGTTTGATAAATTTACTGAGATAGGCCGCCACGCATGGGAGGTGATTAAGGCTGCACAGGATGCACCTGATGACCTGAGAGTCTATTTTCTTGCGCACACCGAAGAAACCCCTATGGGGCGCGTGAAAATGAAAACTATCGGCAAAATGCTGGACGAGAAAATCACTGTCGAAGGCATGTTTACTATAGTTCTTCGCACTCTTACCCGCGATGACCAGTTCTTTTTCACCACGAAAAACAACGGTGCAGACACTGTTAAATCCCCAATGGGAATGTTTGATTCCAATGAGATTGATAACGATCTCTCTTTCGTCGATGCCACTGTTTGTGATTACTACGGCATCAATAATGTTCATCAAATTAAGGAAAACGCCGCATGAGCAACGTGATTTTTACTTATAACGAAGAAGCAGCACTGACCGCAGGGCAAGGTGGTTTTATTAACGAAACTGGCGCTCATATCATTACCATTACTGAAGCAGAACTAAAGCAATCAGAAAAAGGAGCCAAATTTATTGAGTTTTCTGGCGAATCCGACGACGGACGTAAAATCCAATATCTTAGCGTCTGTGTTCAGAAAAATGACGGAACGGAAAACAAATTTGGCGCAAATGTCGTTCACGCCATGATGGGGTGTGCCGGGATTGGACAATTAACGCAGCATATGGTTTCCGCCAGTAAATTTGTTGCTCCTGAGTTTCACGGAAAGAAAATCGGGTTAGTGCTACAGAAAGTATTAACCACAAACAAAAAGACTGGTGCAGACAGTTACCAGATGGAAATACGCATCCCGTTTATTGCACAAACAGGCCAAACACTTAAAGAAAAGGCGGAAGGCAAGCAACCAGAAACTATCGCCAACATGGTTTCCAGCCTCAAAGATAAAGACAATCGCTCTAAAAACGTAAGCCAGAATCATGCAGATGATTATGGTTACAGCCAGAACGATTACCCTCCTTTCTGATTATTGAAAATAAGGCTCCCATTATGCCAGCGCCTCTGTATGGTGCGGATGACCCGCGCCGCTGTTCCGGCAATTCCGTATCGGAGGTGCTGGATAAATTCAGAAAAAACTACGACCGGATAATGTCGCTACCGCAGGAAACGAAAGAGGAAAAGGAATTTCGCCATTGTATATGGCTTGCAGAGAAAGAAGAACGCGAGCGAATTTACCAGACATCAATCCGACCATTCCGCAAAGCCACATATACCCACTTCCCTGAATATATCGACCCTCGCCTGCGTAATTACCGCTCACGCTATGGCGCTATCAGTAATGACTGAGGAATTTACCATGAGAGGACTTGCATACAATCCCGGCATTCTTCCGGCAGAAATGATTATTCGCCAACGAGTAAAGCCAATGCCATCGAGAGAGGAATTGCTTAAGAGAAATTCTTTTCCATCAGTGAATCAAAACAAATATCTGAATGCGATGTGGCGCAAAGGAGGCGACCAGTGAGCAAAATTAACTATCAGGCACTGCGTGAAGCGGCAGAGAAAGCCGGTGAAGATAAGTGGCAGGCTAAAAAAATAAATGGTGATTTTTTCGTTATTCGTCACGGTAGTTATACAAGACAGCATGGCTACACATCGTATCAACCCATTGCGGAGATTGATTGTAAGCCAGTCCGGGATTTTGTTGCCAAGGCTAATCCGGCTACCGTGCTGGCACTGCTGGATGAGAACGAAAGCATGTGCCGCGACCTCATTGCTCGCAATGGTGAGATTGAAGGGCTTCGAAAACTGGTTGCTGAACTTGAGGAGACAAAATCAAAACTCAACGAGCAGCGTGAATATTACGAAGGTGTTATCTCGGATGGAAGTAAGCGTATTGCTGAACTGGAGAAAAGCGAAGAGCAACTCATCAATGAGCGTGACCATGCTGAGTCTGCTTTAGCTGATATGTATTTTGCAGCAACCGGGGATAGGCCGGAGTGGAGTAACTGGTTCGGCTTTTCAGATGCCGTCGATACCGTGGTTGACAGAATTGCTGATTTAGAAGCTAAACAGCCATCGCCAGCAGTACTGGAAGGACTGGTTAAAGCAGTGCGCTTCTATGAACAGGTAAAGTGTGAGAATCCGCCAGCTGAAACCGGAGCATGGAAGGACGCTGTTGACTGGGTGCTTAAAGAGGCTTGTCAGGCTGTAAATATTGGCACCAAAGGAGACGCAGGAGAGCAAAGCGATGAAAAACCGTAAAGCAAAGATTCTGTTAGCTCGCAGAAACGGTGTTGGGGTCTGGCGATGGTTGAGGATTAGCAACAGACGAGTGAGGTTGACGGGGTGTTGCGGGGTGATGGGGCACAGTTGTTGCAAAAAGCCCAGTGCGGCGCAAAACCGCTGGAAAAACCACTTGCGCACTAAAGGAGAGTGATATGGCGTTAACACACCGAGAACTCTGTCAGATTGCGTATAAGTTCCTTAAGCGCAACGGGTTCAAGGTTTGTTTTCATGACCGCTTTATAGCTGTAACCAGTACCGGAGAACAGCC